CACGGAAACACGACGGGAAAAAGCAAAAGCTTTCCCCCTATATGCCTAGAATATAGGCAAGAAACCCCGACGGGTCCTTGCGTATATAAAGGAAGTATAGGTTCGACCTCATGAAGAGGAAAAAACCCGTCGAGATTTTCTCAATTAGGTTGGGACGAAGCCATCATCTAGAGTAAGCTTCTCAGGTTCGTACACGCCAGCATCGTAAGTGCTAGTGAGAGCGAGAGGAGGCGGACCCATGTAATGGCCCAACATGGCATCATCTCCAGCACACCTGGACACGTAACCGCCATCAAACTTGACATCGTCTTTAGGCAGAAGCCTAAGGTATAATTTGCCAAGAACAGGCGGAAGTAGTCTGGTTATGTTGAAGGTGGGGGTGGAGTTGAGGGCGCCAAATTTGCACGACCACGAAACATTATTGAAATGCGTGGTAAGGTAGCGGATCGCCCTCTGGTAAGCGGGAAAGCGCACATGAAGAGCGCCATCACCAATTTTCATAACCCTGGGCATGGCTGAAACAGTGGAATTACGAGGGTCAGCAGTATCTTCTACTTCGCCAAGCTTACCAATGTCGGTAGGATCAAGCGTTGCGCTGATGGTCATGGGTGTAAGTGCTGGGTGATAAACGTGTGCGTCAGTGGAGCCTCTAGCGTAGGCATAACAGCTAGCAATGTTGCCAGCGAAGCCAAAACACTCCTCAGGAAATCTTTCAAAGGAAGTGGTGCTAGGGCTAAGATTAGGTTGGTAATACCAAGGTAACATGGTAAGCCCTTGAACTGCCAAACTGGGTTTGTCAGACATAGCTCCATATTTGGGAATCATGATGAGCTGCTTGACTGAGTTAATAGACTCGCCGACAGTGAGCTCAGCAGCACTGGCATCAATAGCAGGCAGTACTTTCCCAGACTGAGTCTTGATAGTACCGAAATTGTGAACCGCGTACTTAGGAGCTCTGGGACAAGCAAACTCGAAGTCGGGCAGAGCCTTGACCTCAACCATAAAAGGAATGGCGTTAGCAACCATGTTGGGAGCCTGCAAGGGATCAAGAACAGTGAAGCCGAAAGTGCCAAAAGATTCACCAAAGCGCAAAAATGGCAAAGGTGAAGTGAAGGGCACGTCAAATTCGAAAGAATTGCCGTCACGAAGGTCAAAGATAAGACTCTGACCGAAAGGCATGGTATCGACACTGTTTGGCTCACTGAAGGCGCAAGCCCCATCATTGGGAAAGGATGTCTCATAAAGTGGGTTATACCATGCGACTACTCTGCCACCGTGCAATTTCGTCTTGCCGAAAGTGATACGAAACCTGAAACCACCTCTCCAGAATCTGAACATCTGTCCGAAAAAGAACAAGTGAGAAGGTTGGAATGAGTTGGTATTGGGATTTGATAGAACAGGCGCCTGTTTGTTGCACAACTGAGCCGCAATGCTACGCCACCAAAAGAAGCTGGGTGAACAGCGAGTAATATATAGATCAGTGCCACGAGTGCTAGTGCTGAGCATCTGACCTGTAGCAATATGCCCCCACTGAGAAAGAACATAGGCGAGGGACATCTCATCAACATCTGTGGCTGCAAAAGAGCTGTCAACTCTAAGCTGATTGGAAGCTGTAGGAGCAACCATAATAGTGCCACTTGGTGTGTCAATGTTGTGCTCAAAAACAGAATCTATGTTGCCAACACGCATGATGGGCTCCTGAATCTGGGGCTTTGAAAAGCCGAAAGCTCTTACTGCACCAGCTGTCTTTTGAAGGAACCAAGAGGTGGGTCCAGCGATGCTACTGATGGCTGGAACGCCCTTTGCTATCCACTTAACAGAACGCGACAAAGCGGAAAGAGAGGAAGAGAATGGGTATGCTTCGTTCTCAAATTCCTCGTTCATTGGCTTGAGCTTGCGGCCGGACTGAAGAGTGACAGAAGTAACGTTCTCGGGACGGGCACCAATAAACTCCAGGTCCTCGAGGTGTACCATGAGATTGTAAGTGGGAGCAATGCCCCCGGCACCGACATTGACTGGCAAAACTGCAGTAAGTGAAAGTTTGCCGATCTCAGTAAAAGTGCCGGTAGCTGGAATCTCAAGAAACTCGTAAACATTAAGGTACGGAATAGACAATTGCGCCATGGTGTCGGTGGAAAGGTCGCACCGCACATGTGGTAAATTCATGACGGTGGAAGGATGCTTAGCACGATCATAATAATTGGCTCCGTCTACAGAGCCAATTTGATATTGCCATGCCAAAGCAAGAACGCCTTGATGGAAAGGCGTTGTTGAAACCTGCAAAGTAAAAACCAATTTAAACCGCATACCATAAACACCAGCCAACCTAGTGCGCGCGTTAGGAAAATAGTTAGTGAATAGATTTCCACTATCTAAGTCTGCGTTGACAATTCGGTTGGTAGTGCCCAGAGGAATGGAACCACTGGAAATGATACGAGGCCTAGCAAAATACTTCTTAAGGTCTTGTAAAGGTGCGGAAAGCGTGAGGGTCCTGGGCGGTGCATAATACTTGCCCAACACATCAACTGCTTGACATGCCTCTGAAACGAAGTTAGTCACACCTGTGTCCTCAGTCTGACCTTCTATAGTCAGACCTTCAATGTTATTACATGTAACAACCTCTTCACGAGGGTTGATGTCATCATTAGAGTTTTTTGGTTCTGAAGCGAGGTTAAGTACTTGTAATTGGTACCTCTACCATAAAACAAGAGTCAAGTTTCTCTGAGCTACCGGCCCTGAGTAGTAAAGCTAAAAAGCTACGGTATCTAAAGCTACGCCCTGTCCATCAGTAATTTTTCTACTTGACTAGCTATTTACATTATACTAACGCGTATTTGCGTAACCTCAGTACCAGCTATCACTACGACCTTTAATGATCGCAAGATACTGGCCTCTGTCGAGGGGTGCACGTGGCACGTGTCCTCTTTCCTGGAGTAGCTGATAGATATGCGGGGCATATTGATCCCACAACTCCTGCGGGTGCATGCTAAGCTCTTCCAAGCTGTTCTCGAGCACATCTAACGTGATCTGTGCTTCAAGCTTCTTGTTCTTGCACCAGTAGCAAGTATATAAGAAGCTGTCAAGCTCCAGCGGGCAGAGCCAATAGTCATCTTCTTCGCGGAAACCGCGCTTCAGAAAACCAAGCTCCGTTAGCTCCATAGTGGGCTTCCACACACCGTCCTTGCGGCCGGGAGTATAAACCACCTGGAACTCGTCCTTGAGTACCTTGGCAACTGTGACTTGGTTGTAGCGGTCGGCTACAGCCTCAGAGACATTGGAAGCATTGTCGTCGCCATAAGTGATAGCGGAAACGTTGC